TCCTGCCACTCGGAGGTCAGCGTGCGCGGGCTGATCCACATCCCTGCGCTGCTGATGCCGTCGGGCCAGAGGGCGAGGGGGGACCAGGCGGCCGACGAAGCGATCGGCGCATCGAACATGCCGCGCATCAAGGGCGTCAGCACCGGGCGCAGCAGGCTTTGCAGCAGCATTCTTAGACCTTATCGACGCCGAACGCCGCCGACGCCGCCAGGCGCTTGACGCGGTAGGTGCCGGGGGCGGAGAGGACTTTGGCGGGCACCGCGGCATCGATCACGCCGGCGTTGAAGTATTCGCCTGCCGCGCTTTTGATCTGCACGATGGCGGCTGCGTCGCCGGCTACCTGCGGCCCGGCGGCGTCTTTCAGGAACAGGGTGGCCTGGTCACCCGACGCCAGGGTGAAGTCGGCGGAATCGGCCTCTGTGGTGCCGGCGGCGATGAGTTCGGCCATGGTGTGTCTTTCGGTTGCGGTTGGGATAGGTTGCGCAAGGTGTTGCGCTGTGCAAAAAGCCCTCGCGCCTTTCAGCGGGAGGGCCCTTCACGCAGCGGGATCTGATCGATCAGATGATTTCGGCGACGCTGCTCAGGTCATTGGCGCTGGCCGGCCCCTGGCGCGGCGCACCCAGCACGACCACGGCGCACGGGCCGCCCGTGGCGCCGCCGGTGACCAGGCCGAACTTGACGTGCTGCTTGCCGCTGGCGATCAGGTCGCCGTCGCGCACGTTGATGACCAGTTGCTTGTTGTCGTTGTTGCTGGCGTGGGCGGCCAGTTGCGTGGCGGCACGGCCGGTGATGGCGGCGGCGTTGTTGCCGTCGCTGTCGCAGCTGTAGCACTTGAAGTCGACCGTTTCAGCGGGGACGTTGCCGATCATCGCGACGGCCATGGCCTGGCGGATGGCACCGAGATCCACCACGGTGGTGAAGACTTCCGTGTTGGCCACGGTGGCGGGGTTGATGACGCCGACGACGGCCGTGGTTTCAGAGAGTTTGGCTTGCATTTTGTGCTCCGGTTGAGGGGGTAAATCAGGCTCCGCCAGCGGTCAGGCTGGCGGATGGTGCCTATCAGGTGCGGGCGTCCAGCGTGACGATGGGCGACAGGCTGTTGCTGCCCTTGTTGGGCGTCACCGGAGCCTGGATGGCGGGCTGGCCGTCGATGCGGAACAGGGTGCGGAAGGCGGTGAGGCCGCGATCGAACCAGAAGTGCATGGACGTTGCCGTCTCGATGCCGCCAGCCTTGGTGATGGTGCGGTACATGCCCCAGTCGATGAGCACGATGTCACCCTTGTCGCCGACCGTCTCGTTGAAGTCGGTCACCATCACGTCGCGGCCCAGCAGGGTGCCGTAGCCGAAACGCCCGCCCTCGGGCTTGTAGATCACCGAGTTGGTGGCGCTGGTGGCAAACAACAGGTTGTCGAGCTGCGGCAGTGCGTCGTTGTTGACGCACCAGATCGCGCGGCGGTAGCTGCGGGCTGCCATGCGGGCGCGCATCTTGCTGATGTTTTGCGCAACGATGGTGTCTGCCGTCTGGCTGGTTTCCTTGGCCACGCTGACCAGCAGGCCGCTGGCGGCGTAGAAGCCTTTGGGCTTGCCCGCACCCGAGCCCGACCACAGTGCTTCGTTGGTCTTGAAGGCGATGGCCTCGGGAACCTTGCGCTGCACGTAGGCGCCGATGGCCGATGCGTCGGCCAGCATTTCCTCGGTGAGCGGAACCAGGGCGGTGAGCTTCTTCAGACGCAGGGTCGCGGGGTCGAACTTGGCTTTGGTCTCGGTGCTGGCACCGCCTTCGTCCGTCCAGTAGGCCTTGATGCCGGAAGAGCCCCAGGGCGTGGTTTCGTCCACGGGGAAGGTCATGCTGTTGCCTTGCACCGGGGTGTTGTCGGTGAGCGGCACGAAGCTGTCGTTCTGGGCATAGGCCGTTTCGACAATGGCGTTGCTGAACTCCGGGGGCACCAGGTAGCCGCCATCGGCGCCGCTGGCGGTGTTGCCATAAGAGCCGGGCGCGGTGCTGGCTGCGCCGATCTGCAGGCGCTGGTCGGCCTGGGCGCCATCGCCGCTGGCTTGCACGCAGGCCATGGCGAATTCGCCGAAGCTGCGGAAGCCGTGCGTGGGGGCGTCGCGGGTGTTGTCGCTGGTTTCGATGCGGCCGTCAGGGATCTCGACCGATGCGCCGTTGCGCGTGGCCTCGATCTGCGACTTGACGCGGGCAATGTCGCCGTCGAGGGTGGCGATGCTGGCGCTGTGGGCGTCGAACTCGGCGCGGGCTTCATCGGTGAGGGTGCCGGCTTCGCTGGCAGCGGCCACGTCGGTGAGAGCCTTCATCTGGTTGACGACGGCTGCACGGCGGGCCAAAAGGGCTTGCAAATGCTTGTTCATGGGGTTCTTTCAAATGGTCAGTAAAACAAAACCCGCCGGGTGGCGGGGGTTCAACAACAGCGGCAGCCGTCGGGCTGCACGGGCAGGCCTTCGGGCCCGCCCGCGGTGAGGTGCTGTCAGCCCTCTTGCTCTGTCTTTAGCCCAGGGCGCCGGCCTGCAGCACGGCGATCTGGGCCAGGGCGGTGCTGGCGTGCAGCCCGCCGGCTTTGCGGCGGGGTTTCATCTGCTCGGCGATCACCTGGTCCAGCGTGGCGATGCGGTTGGCCATGCCGTTGGCCACGGCGTCCTTGGCCAACACCATGCGGCCCTGGCCGAACTGTTCGCCGCGCACCGTCTCGACGCTCACGCCACGGCCCTTGGCCACGGCGCGCACGAAGGCGGTGTAGAAGCCGTCGACCATGGCCTGGGCATGGGCCAGGCCTTCGCCTTCAAGCGGGCCGTCGGGGTTGCCCTCGACTTTGTACTTCCCGGCGTAGACGTAGGTGTTTTTCACGCCGTCGCGCTCGTTCTTGGCGCTGGCGTCGGTGTGTTTGATGACGGCGCCAATGCTGCCCACGGCGCCGCTGGGCGTGACGACCAGCTCGTCGGCCTGCGAGGCGATCCAGTACGCACCGCTGGCGGCCTGGGCGTTGGCTACGGCGATGATGGGCTTGCTGCCGCGCAGGCTTTGGATGACCTCGCCCACTTCCTGCACGCCGAAGACGCTGCCGCCAGGGCTGTCCACGTCCAGGATGATGCTGCTCACGTCAGGGTTGTTGGCCGCGCTGCGAATGGTGCTGGCAAGGATCTCGGTGCTGGTCAACTGCGTGCTGACTTGCTGCGCGGAATGCGCCCGGTGAGTGAGCACGCCATAAACGGGGATCACTGCGATGTGGCCGGCCCCGGCGTTGCCGGCCTGGGCGCGACGGTCTGCAGCGGCCTGCGGCGCGGTGCCGATGGCCGCGCTGATTTCCGCAGGGTTCAGCCGCGTGCCGGTGGCCCAGCGCTCCAGGATCATTTCGATCTGGGCGTGAATGGTGGGGTCCAGCGCCCAGGGCGTGGTGTGGAACTCGGCGAGCAGGCGCAGCATGTTCATCCTTCCAGCTGCAGCAGGGCAGCAATTTGTGTTTCGGTCCAGTCGGCAGGCTCCATGGCCGACAGGTGGCCGGCTTCGTGCAGCGCCTGGGCGCGTTGCAGCGCGGCGGCGGCATAGCCAGCGGCCACGTCGGCGGGTACGGCCATCACGTCGGCCACGAAGCGGTCGTGACCGGCAAAGGCGGCAACCAGCGAGCCGCCGGGTTTCAGCGCGGCCTGCAGAATGCGCACTTCTTTGCGCACCACGCGGTCGGCACAAGCAGCCAGCAAGGCCGCGGCGCGGGCCGGTCGGCGCTGCGGTGCGGGCGTGATCAGGTTGGCCGCGGCGTTGGCCGGGGTCATGTTCAGCGGCTGCAGCGGCTCGTCCAGGCCGGGCAGCGGGTTGCGGTTTTCAAGCTGGCGGGCCTCGTTGCGGGTCAGCCAGCCGTCCTGGATGGCTTTGCCGTAGGCGGCGTAGCGGGTGGTGGTGTCGCCGCGCAGCAGCAGCTCCATGATCAGCTCGACGAACAGGTCTTCATCGACGATCAGGTCGCGCGATACCGCCTGCTCCCAGCTCACGGCCAGGGGAAGCAGGGTGTCGGTCACGAACTCGATGTTCTGCTGCTCGATGTTGCCCCAGGTGGCGCGGTCAAGAATGCCGATTTTGTGCGGCGGCACGCGCCACAGGCCGCAGATGTCCACATCGCTGTACTTGCGGGCGTCGATCCACTGCGCGTCCTGGTTGCTCAGGCCCAGCTCGTGGATCTCCATGCCACGATCGAGCGCGGCAGGCCGGCCGCGGTTGTTGCCGCCGTATTTGGCCTGCCAGTCGTCGCGGAAATTGCTGGCCACGTCCGCATCCTTGAACTGGCCGGGAATCTTGATCCAGAACGGCGGGCGGGCGTCGTTGTTCCAGAAGCGGCTGCCGTAGTCCCGCGCCGCGATCGCCGCGCCGATGGCCTCGCGCTCGGCCTGGATCGGGTTCAGCCCAGTGTAGCCGTCCAGCGTGAGGCCGGTGAGGTGCAGGATTTCGCCCTGCACCATCGTGACTTCGTTCACCCCGTTGGCGCTTTTGACGCGGTAGCGCGGCAGGCCGTTGCTGGCCACCTCGGGCGTCACGCGGTCAGGGTGCAGCGGCACCAGCGCCTCAGGCAGGCCATTGCGCCCGCTCACGATCTGCGCGTAGGCGTTGCCGCGCATGCTGCGGTGCGCCTCCATCATGGTGCGAAACTGCATGGGCGTCTGCCAGGCGTTCGGACGCACGGCCAGCAGCCGCGCGACGGGGTCATCACGCTCGCGCTTTCGGGTCTTGCCATCGGCTGACGACCGGTACATGTGCATGGGCAGCATGCCAATCGTCTCGCTGATGACCTTGATGCACTTGTAGACGGTGCTCAGGCGCATGGCGCTGTCGCTGGTCACGATGGTGCCGGACTGCGTTGCGGTGCCACCGGCGGCCGGGCTGAACCAGAAGTCGTGCCCCGGGTCTGCCGGGCCCGCGCGAAGGTTGCTCAGGAACATGGCGCCCTTTACTTGCCAGACGCCACGCCAGCCCAGCGGGCCAGCAACAGCGTGATGCCGACCACGAACAGGCCGCCCACCACCAGCGCCGCGCCCACCGAGTGCAGCAGCGCCACGCCCACCATGATCGATACCAGGCCAATGCTAAGCGCGGTGTTGAAAGTGATGCTGTTCATGTAGATGGCAGTGTGTAGTCGGGGCCAATGATGTCGCCCTGATCGTTGGCCAGCGCCCGGCCCAGTGCCATCAACATGGCCATGGGTCCGTCGATCTTGTTTTCTGGCCGTTCTTTGGTCGGGCTTCTCAATTCGTTGAACTTGCTGACCTTGACCACCAGGTTGCTGACCATCCAGGTCATGACCGGGTTGCCGTCAAACTTCAGCTTTTTCTCCAGCACCATGTTCTCGACCTGGATCAATGCCGGCGTGAAGAACATGGCGCGCTG